AACTGCTCTTTGTTAAAAGCAACCCAGTTCATTTCTATTGCGGGCTCATCTACGAAGCTGACTACATCAACTCCTAATTCTTCAACGTCGATACCATCAACGTCTACTTCGAGTTCTACTATTCTGTCTATATTTTCCATTAGAGTTTAGCTAAGTTATCTATATTTCTGTTGGCCTCTTGTTGGCTCGTCATCTCAGTAGCTACTACGTATGCTTTGATAGGTGCAGCTTGACCTGAGCTTAGTTCTCCAGGTCCTATAGCTTGACCAGGATCTTGTAGCGATGCAGTCGACTCGTTTAGTTGAGACAGACTAGCTTGAGCATTAAAGGTAGGTCTTGTGCCACCAGTAGTGCCTACATCACCACCTCCACCACCTCCACCAGCTGCAGTAAACTGAGTGTTTTTAATCTTGATGATCTGAGCCAAACCATTTGCAGCTACGATAGCTGCTTCGACAAACTGTGCACCAGTAGCCAACTTAATTGGGTTACCACCTGCTGTCAATGCAGCTGTCACAGCTTGTGCTGTTTGAATCGTAGCCAGACCAATCTGTAAAGCTTTATTTCTGTTAAAGGCTTTTCTTTGTTCTTCTTCAGACTCACCAGCTGCAGCCTCGTTAAGTGCTGCAATAGCTTGTAAACCAGCTGAGGCTAACTTTAAACCATTTTGGACTGCAGCTTGTTGAGCAGCTCTGTCTTTGTCAACCTTTTCATCTCTATACTTGTCTTCGACTGCAGCAATAGCCATCTCTCTTTGCTCTACAAGTTGTGCTGCTAAGTCAGTGTTCTCACCAGCTAAAGCAATCTGCTCTTCATACTTGAGTCTAAGTGCATCGATCTCAGCTTGTTGAGTATCCAAGGTTTGTTGTCTCAAGAACTCAGCAGCTTGTTCTTCTCTTTGTAGCTTTTCATCGAGTAATGTTGCATCCTCTTCAGCAAAAGTAGCCTCAAGTTGACGTCTTGACTCACCAAACTCGGCTCTAAGTGCTGCAATCTCTTCTTCTGAAGCTCTAAGTGTTTCTAACTCTTTAACAGCTGCCTCTTCGGCGATACGTAAGCCCTCTCGAGCTGCCTCGCGCTCATCCTCGATGTTTTCTAATCGTAGACTATTGATTGCATCGCTAATAGATTGTTTTCTGTCCAGCTCTTCCTGGTCTAACTCTCTACTAAGCTTAGCAGCTTCTTGTTGTTTGATCTGTAGCTCAGTCTCACGTGAGATACGCTCAGCGATGGCTTCAGCTAATCTAGTCTGTAGTTCCTCTTTGTCTTCGTAAGCGTCAGCTAATGCAAGTTCTTGGCGAATAGCATTCTCGTTAGCTTGTGCCTCTTTAGCTGCATTCTGAGCCAACTTAATGTTAGCCTCGTTAACTCTATCAAGTGCATCAGCTCTTTCAGTATAACTAAGCGTAGTATCTTCAGCTATCTTCTGGTTTAATTCAAGCTCTTTGGTCAGCTCTGCATTTTGAACTATAAGTTCTTGTTGTAGATCTCTTAGATTACGCTGGGCTTTAACCAGATTGTTTGTAGCAGTCACTGCCTCAGTCACTGCAGGCACTACATCGTTGATAATAGTCTGACCTAACTGATATGCTACAGCTGTCATTGGATTTAAGGCTAAAACTGAGTCTCCAACTTTAGTAAAGCCTTCAGCAGCTAAGTCAGCAGCTTTACTAAACTCACCTTCAAAGACAGCACCAATAGCTTCGCCTAATAGACCAATACCTTCGATAAGTTGTTCGACTTTGTCGATCACAAATGCCTTTAAAGTATCGTAGAAGCCCATAATAGCCTCTTTAGGATTAGTAAATGCCTCTACTAAACCTTTACCGAAGTTAGCGATACTATCAATCAACATATTGATGATGACACCAACTGATTCGAAAGCAACCGTAAGCACTCTCGAACCTTCTTCGGTGTCCTTAAAGTAGTCTATGAGGCTTACGATTGCTACGATAAGTAGACCGATACCTGTAGAGGCAAATGCAACTTTTAGCAGCTTAGCACCTTGAGTGCCCGATGTAAAGAAAGTCTTGATGCCTTTAGTAGCTAACTTAAAGTCAGCTTGTAGTTTACCAAAGGTTTTCTTGAGATCCTCATACCTATCAGTCAAGAAGCCAGTCTCTGAAGCTGCCTCTTTAGTCTCTTTGGCATTCTTTTCTTGAGCAGATGTCAAGTCATCAGTAGCCTCGGCTGCACCTTCAGTAGCTTGCGCTAGCTTGTCTATTTGAGTGACAGCATACTCAACGCCATCTATCTCTATCTTTATGTTAGCATTAGCCATACTATAGGATATACTTTAATTTGTCTGTGAACTTTATAGTTCGTCCCATTCAGTGTCTATTTGACCAAACTCTTGGTTAATTAGGTTCCACGTTGGCTGTGATGGATCAACTGGTGGTGCATTCTGTATTAGGATTACATCGAGTAGTTTAACCAACTCTACTTTAACCAAAGATCGCTCACCTACAAGTGCATCCGTGATCTTCTGCACGTAGTAGTAAGTGTCTTTGATAAAGATTATATCATCGAACGTAAAGTCTTGTAGGTCGACACTATTTAGCTCTATATAATAGGTAACTGTTCTAGCTTGTGGATCATACAAGTTATTGATATACTGTAACCAAAACTGATCGTAACATGATCGACCTATAGTAGGTTGACGAGTGTAGCCTTGTTCTACTTGCCAGTGTAAGTCTATCGAGTTGCCAACTGTAGGCCAATCTTGGTGCGATGTGACTAAACTATACTGAGTATACGCTCTGCCATCGTTATTTCCACCACAGTTAGGATCAAAGTCAGCATCGTATGGACTAGGACACACGTAATAATTACGTGTTGAGCCATTACCAGTAAAAGTTCTTAACCCATTATAATATAATATTCTAGTTATAGGCTTGATAGGGTTATGAGCTATATAAGTGTCTTCAGCTGTGTGAGTGTGTGGCTGTAGCAGCGGTGTATTATCACTGTATAGAGTGCCTTCCATTATAGTTAAAGGTGAAGCTGCAAAGTTAGTCTTGATATTACGAGTATCTTTAAGCAGATCATTACCACTTTCAAAGATAAGTGTACCAAAGGTTTCATCAAACTGCTCAAAGTTAAGAGTATTAAGCCAATCACCATCTCGTTTGTCTTCAAAGACTATTCTCGATGATTGTGAGTAGAACGTAGGCTCTATAATCATGTCTTTGTTAAGTGCAACCTTGTCAGTCCAATCATAGTAGCCACCAGTAGCTATGTAGTTGCTCCAAGGTTCTATAATAAAGTTGTTAGGTATGTTTCTATCAGGAGCCATAACTAATCTAAACTTGGTTAACACATCTTTAACAAAGTCTATTTGCTTGTAGTCACAGTCGAACATAGTAGATGGCTCCATTTGACCTGGTGTCTCTTCGACCCAAAGATAACTAGCAAGCACTGACAAAAAGAAGCAATTAAGCGGAGTATAAGTAACTTTAAACGAGTCACCAGCATTAATGTCACCAGTTGGATGACCTGCTGCTAAAAGTGCTGTGTTAGCGTTAAAACTTACATTCTCTAAAGTAAAGTAGTCTATGTAACCACTATCAGAGAAATCTGATCCACTTTTGATAATAGTCTCAACTCCTGTTAAAGCCTCCACGTGTTTAATTTGGACACCTATTCCAGCTATAAGAGTACCAGATGGATGAGCTGCATACTTCATAGTAGTATAATGATACAACTGATAAGGATCAGCTATTGTGCTGTCGACAGGACACACATAACTAAATGTAGCTTCGTTAAAGTTGTTGCCAGGATCTTGTACTATTCTATCGTAAGGTATAGTGCCAGCATCTGTAGGTGTTAGATACTTTTCAACATACATTTGTATTCGAGCTGCGTTCGCTGTGCCTAATGGTGAGTTGATGTCAGTCTCATTACCCCACGCTGAAGTGTAGATAGGTAAAAAGTCTTCTGAGTCCATAAAGTCAGAAGTAAATGTATAACCAGCTTCTTCAAAGATCTGCTCCATCACCTTCTTAACTCTAATCATAGGTTTGAATCGAGTGTAGTTGATGGGATCAGAGCTAAAGACTGTATGATGACCTGATGAGTCTTGGTAAGCTATCTTGCTTTGCTCTGGGTTACCGTCTTCATCGTAAGTGTTGCCGAAGTCTATGAGTGGATATAATACATCACCGTTGAGTAGGCCATCATTGACGCCACCTTCTGGGTATGCTTGCCATGACTCTTCGATATTATCTAAACTAAAATCGTGTGTTAAGCCTAAGTTTAACTGACATAGTGTCTTGTCACCTACTGAAGAACCGAAGTCTGTAGTCTCACCTAAGAAAAGGCACTGATAGTCTATGTTGTTGCCTGCGCCATCATTGAAGATCTTTTCAAGTCTTAGTTGGCCTCGTCTAAACTCGTTGCCATCGACTAAGATAGTAGCATCGTATCTTTGAGTTACGTCAAAGTCTATGCCATTGACCATAAAAGCAGTTTTAAAAAACTCATAGTTGACCTTTGTAGCTGGCACTCTAAACGAACGAGAGAATATAGACCTAGCTTGAGCATCAGTAATGTCCTCTATGCTAAAGTTTAGCTTGAGAGGTTCCTCTTGATAGAGGTCTAAGAACGTGTCTTGAACTTTAAGTTGTACCATTATCCTCTTTGTGTTTCTATGTTATTGGCTATCTTGATCTCGAGTTGCATCTGAAACATCTTTTGTTTACGATAGCTAAGATCAGTCCAACGACTTGTTTGTATAGTTGCAGCCATCCATTCGTCTGAGCTGTATTCAGGCACTGCCTCGAAGCGCACCTGAATGTCTGGGCTAAGTATCATATTCTTTAAGAACAAATACTCGTCCTCAGTAAGATAGCGTGAGGTAAGAGTCCAGGTCTCTTCGACCTGTTGTGAGAAAACTCTACGACCTCTATCGTAGTTGTTGATGTTAAAGTTACCTGAGTTCCACGTGCCTGGCACTTCGTAGTATTCGTTACGCTTGACAGTCAAGTTTTGATCGTGGCGTTTATCAAAGCTAAAGTAGTCTCTAAAGCCAAGAGAGTTGAGCCAGCTAACTTGAACGTGTGAGTAGTCATTGCACTCACCTTCGTAGCGATTAAATCTATGTGCGTATAGCATAGGATATAAACCAGTGCAACCTAGAATAGTAGTAGACACTGGAACAGCCCACACATAGTAGTGAGTCCAACCAGAGCTCAAGAAGATTTGAGCTGGTCCACAAGGAAAGCTGAGACACCAATAAGGTTGCTCGTTAGGTTGGTTTATACATTGAACATAGTTAGGACCACCGCCATCACCAAGTAGGTTGTCTACTGTAATATCATCGAGCAGTGTAGAGCCATTAAAGCTAACTATTCTAAATCTACCGATAGGTAATGCATCATCAGCGCCTCCTGTTTCTAACTGAGCCTCATTGATAGCTGACAGAGTAAAGTAGTCTGTTGGCTCTATATCGTGCACTTGCACTTGAGTATCGTTGTTAAGACCACCTGGCACACCATCTGTAAATGAGCTGATGTTCTTAAAGTTATTCCAGTCAGTTAACCAGTCAGCTTGTCTGGTTCTTGTGTGTAGACCACTACCTTGTTGAGTGTATCTTGAGATCCACTGTGTTTGGTTAGCCCAAGTAAGATCGTCGAATCTTTTACGACCGTTAATAACTTTATAGCCTGTGACTTCATCAGTTATAACAGCAATGCCTTGGGTGTTAACAAAGCCAGCTTTAGCGATATACTCAAACACTTCATTCTCACTGGTAACTATATCGATTTGCTCACCAGTTAATGACTGGTTGCCTATAACTTGACCTTGTAGTATCTTAGCTACATCGAAGTGGGCTACGCCAGCTAAGTTGCCTTGCTGTCTGACCTCTGCGATCTTAGTTATGCCATCAGCAGTCCATATCTGTAGCACAAACTTAGGTGTGCCAGGTCCAGTGTTAACAACTGTAAATTGGTTAGGACCATACGCTAGGTTCCAAGTGCCTGGACTTGCTTGTATTTCTGGTGTTGGTTGTGGTGTTGCCATGATTATAACTGTGTTGATTGTAAGGCTCTATCAGCCACTCTTTGTAATATTTGATCTAACTGTTGGTCAGTCGCTGCGAACCAAGGGTTAGCGTTGATGCCATTGTATGCAATACCGAATCTAATATCCAAAGGTAGTTTACCACCAATTGGAGCTGATGTAAAACCATACTTAGCACCTGATTTTGGTCGATATTCTGAGCTAACAAAGCCTGCGACACCAAGTTGTGTTGTCTTATTGTTTATGCCTTCAACACCAAAGTTTTGATATAGACCATACTCTAAGAAAGAGACACCCCACGTGTAAGGGTCAATCATTCTTTTTTGGATCGAAGCCTTTAAAGCACCAGTATCGACAGGTGCCTGAGACTGCCAGCGAGCTATCTCTACGTCGAGTGCTCGGCCTATGAGTTGCATTAGGTCAGGAGCCAAGTCCTCGCCTATGTCTCTGATTTGATCTGCTAAGTTGTCTATTGAATTACTCATTGAATGGTGTTATACAATCGTCTAAGATATCTGGTAGCTCAAACTCTATCGCAGCTGTCATGCCACAAACTACATCATCGAAGCGCTCTTTAAATGGTGTCAAACTAACGTTAAGGTTAAAATCATAGTCTTCTAAAGCATAGTAGTAGTGTGCTAAGATGTCTTTGATATACTGTAAGGCATCAGACTGACCTTGAATGACACCATCATCAGTATCAGCTGTTAGTTCTTGCATGATTAGGTTAAACCTAACTGTCAACTTACCTCTCTCAAGTTGGTGACTAGTTGGGTTTAAGAATGCGTATGGATAATCTGACTCTTCTCTGTTGTAAGGGTCTACTATGTCTGATAGAGCACCGTAGCCCCACGTGTTGATCATCTTGTGATCTCTACAGATGTTAAAGAACTCATCTATTATTTGTTTGTATGTCATGCTACTTTGCGTTTATTAAGGTCGAGCATCTGCTGCTCTATCTTGTTCTTTTTCCAAGTTAACCAGTTAAGCACCTTTTTGTAAGGCTGATCAACTACCCAATCGCTCATCTGTAAGTTACCATCAGTCACTAATTGGATAGTCTCATACCAAGCTAACTGTAATGATTGTTGAGTTGGCTGTGTCTCTTCTATCTCTACGCCTCTCTCAATGGCCTTCTCATACTCTGATAGGCCAAAGAACTCATCATAGTCTCTGTAAACTTGCATTCGCCACTCAGCTGCTGCTAAGATGGTGTTAAAGCTTTCGTTAAACAGTGGATCAGGATCGTTAAAGATGGTCTCACAGATTTGACTCATATTGTCCTCTAAGCCTAAACTAAGCCACAGGTCTAAGTCTATAAACTCACCAAAGGTTGACTTAGTAAAATCTTTAGTCGATGGCTGTCGATCCTCAAACTGCTCTATAAACTTACTGAGCAATAAGCCTTGGACTTCAAAGCTAAGGCCATTAGCCACTTCAAGTGGACACTCAGTGATCAAAGCTATAAGAAAGCCCCACTTGTCAATGTCCTGTGACCACTTTTGAACCAGTTTCCAATGGCTAATACGTGGCTTCGGGAATGCGTAGCTGCCGTCATCTGTATTGATCTTGAGTTCCATATAGTAAGATATACCTATGTATTCATATGAATTTTAACACTTTTTAACATTTCAGATTTTCAGGTTAACCAAGATTTCGTATATTAGCTATGTAACAATAATCATTAATCAAAACAAATATGAAAGTAACAATCTCAACAAGTGGCTATGACTACGCAGGCTACGAATGCGCACGTACTATGTACATGTACAATGAAAACACCGAAGAACACCAACGGGCAATCAAACAGTTTCGTGAAATGGAACAGCGAGTATTAAACCCAAAGAATGAAATTGACTTTGAACTTGCTAAAGCTTTTATCATGGCTGGTGCTAGATTTATCGAGAAAGTAAAAAAAAGTGCCAAATAATTTTTTTATGCCACCAGAATTTGGTATATTAGCCTTGTATCAATAATCAATAATCAATAATCAATACACAATGAGTAATTTAAAATACACTTGGGACGAATACAAAGAGTTCCTCAAAACTAACCGTATCAAACTTAAAACTTGCTTTAATAGCGAAGTATCTTCTGTTAGTGAATACACCAAATACATTGGTAAAAAGTATTTAACTATTGAAGAAAGAGATTATAGTCAATCTGATTACGCACCTCGAACTATGCCGAATACAATTACATTTACATGGGGCGAGCATACTAAAACATTCGAATTTGATCAAAGTGAAAAGATGCCTGAGGCTATTGACTATTTACAAGCTGCTTTAAATTGGTATGATGATCTTCGCGATGAACTTAAAAATCCTTCAGACGAATTAGTAAATTACGTAATGGATTTTTACGGAGGTTTAGATCCTACTTGGGACTTCTTCGAAACAAATCCAATTACTAAAACTGAAGTAAAGTCAGCAGTAAACCATTATCGTAATGTTGTATGTCAAAATACTTGGGGTCATAATGGATATTGTGACTCGTTTGACCGCGAGTTAGTCCGTGATATTCTTTTCATAACAAAAGGAATGACAACCAATATAAAAGAGCAACTTGAATATGGTACTTTTTTATCAAAATTCTTTACACCTAAAGGTAAACTAAAAAACAAATATCAATATAACAGTTAAATTTAAAACACACAAAAAATGGCAAGATTTAAAATCGGCGATCTTATCGAGCAAACGCGGTATGATGAAGTAATCAGAATGGGTAAAGTAGTCAAAGGACCATTCAAAGCAGACGGAGTAGATCACTATCACGTAGAATGGTCGTGGCACGATGCACATTACTTTGGTAAAGATTGGAAAAAGTATTGGTACAGCGAAATAGATCTAATTGCAGATTTGTCTAGTGAAAAATACAATTATCGTAAAAGTAATGGTATGAGTGTACAACAAATCAAAGATATTGTTATCGATTAATATAACAGTGTAAGATCAGCGAGCTCGATAGTGGTAAGACCCGACACTTTGTTGGGTCTTTCTACACCAGTTAGCTATAGCAAGCGACATTACAGTATCATCATGGAACGAGGGCGGTGCGTTATAGCGTATCGTCCTCGTTTTAGGTGAATAGTCATACTCATAGATACTCAACTCAAATGGCAAAGCCGCAAATAACTCTGGCGATGGTATCTTAATGTCTAAGTTATTGAGATCAACTGCTAAGCCTTCGATGATATCGTTCTTGCTCTTGTTTGACGTTACGAAAGGATGTGTGTTCTGATACTGCTTCTTGAGTTGCTCAAAGATGACATCGCCGATTGAGTTGACTTCGACTGCTACTGTAGCGTTCCACTTTCTAATGCGAACCAACATTTGTTCGACCATCTTAGACCAATCCTGTAAGTTGTCTCTGTAGATGTCGACTACTTGGCCTTTAGCATCGATGAATGTAGCCACACTAAAATCGTTGGCTCTACCTAAATCGATACCACAAAATACTTTGCCTTGTGGTTGTGGCCACTTTGAGAACTGGTTCGGTGTCGTGTCTGCGAAGACAGTCTGACCACTCTCAGTAAACGAGCCTTCATACTCAGCTGCAAAGATATGCTCAGGTAAACTGCGTCTGGCCTCTTCGAGTTCTTTGATGTCTAAGTGTGGATTCTCAGTATAGTGCATACGACAAGATGCATAGTCTGGTTGCTCAGGATCTTGACCTTGATCATACAACTTCTTAAACCAATTGTTGCCGCGTGGTGTCGAGATAAACAGCACCTTCTTGCCTTTGACCAACATGATGGGTTTGAGAACTGAACCCCAAACAGATTCCCCATGATAGGCTGCTTCATCTACGACCATATAAGTTCCAGTGTAACCTCTGAGCGAGTCTTCTCTTTCAGTAGACTTAAACATCATCACAGAGCCATTCTTGAGCTTCAGGGTCACATCAGATTTATTATACGATTGGACTATACCTGAATTGACGATCGCGTTGTGCAGATCTTCTAATACCTTCTTAGCTTGAGCATAAGTCGGTGAACAGAAAAAGATCATACAGCCAGGATCGTTGATAGCCCAATACAAGAGTGCTTGCATGGCTATGAATGTCTTGCCCGTTTGTCGAGCCGCAACAACTGTGACATACTTGGCATTGCCTTTAAGTAGTTCAACTACTCTCTGTTGACCCTTGTGTATCGTCGGTCCTATTATCGTCTTGGGTTCCAAAATCAAATTTTAGGTTTTTGAATAAATCCTCACCGTCGGCCCCTGTGATTTCAGTGCGAGCTAAAATAGGTAAGAACCTTTCAGATAGTCTCATTAGTAAGTCAGCAGCTTTAGCTGGGTTTTCGGCTGCGGTCTCTTCGATCCATCTTTGTAGATCAGGAAGCCTATTATTTAACACATTAGCATACTGTTCTTCGATAACTTTAGTAATGTGATTGCGTGAGCCTTTAGGTCTTCCGTTGCGATTAATATTTGGGTCTCCTGGTGTGAAAGGCATTGTAGTGCAATTATATTTACAATATAAGATATACTACTTTGAGTTTTTGCGAACCCACTTTACAATAGCATTGAGAGCGTTACGATAACATCGACCACAGTTGGATTGTTTATGACCTCCATTAGGGTCCACTCGTCTAGCCATTTCGAAGATGGTCTCTGCTTGATATCGGCTCGGTCTATTGTTTGTATGAAAGAGCCTCGTGTTTTGGTTATAGAACTCGATGATGTCATCCATTGTAGACTTGTGTTTGGTTGTCTATGATACCAGCTACTGCTCCTGTAATAGCTGATAGAAATACAGTGTATAAAGGATCGCTAAACTTGTCTTGAAAGTAGACCAATGAGATCCAAAAGGCCATACACTTTGGACAAGTAAATGGTTTAAAAGGTATCTTTAGCCATCTAATCGCTCGATCCCATAATGGTGTATCCATAACTAAAACTATAAAGGCTGCTATACCTAATAGTTGTATCCAAATCTCTGGTTGGTGATAGTAATCAAACATTGTCTATGCCTTTTTGTTTTAGCTGTTGTAGTATGTATTCTCGACACTCTTCGACTGCCTGGGAGATCGATGTGCGTGGTATACCAGTTTCTCTGCTCAATTTACTAAAGTTTGGTGTCTCTAACCACATTCTAAATAAACGTGACATATACCACAGCCTTTCTCTAGTTTTATCCATTTCATCCAGGATCTCCAGGATCAGCTCAATCACCTCATCCTTATAGTAATCATATTGATCTTGCTTCTGCTGCTCCAGTAGAGCTGAAAACTTCTCTGGTGACATGTTTCTTTTTCTCGAGCCTATATCAGCTCTATGTAGTTTGTAGTATCGACTAAACTCACTCTTATTGCCGAACCAACTGTTACGCATAGTAGCCAATAACCAACCTCTGATGCTGCCTTCTTGATAACTTTCATTGACTATCAGCTCATCAAGCTTTTTATAGTGTAGCAGTTGCTCTACTGCATAGTGAGCTAAGTCAACTGACAGCTCATCTCCTTTAGTTATGTTCTTGGCCCACTGTTGAATCTCTAAGTAGTTTTCTTGTATC